CATCTTCAATTACCGCAGTCTTGGTGCGAACTTGAATATGTTTGTAATCGCCAACGATCTCTATGCGATCTTGTGATATTATCTTTTCTAGTGCCATCGTTTATCTCCTGTGATGGTTGGACTGTCCTACCCAAAGCTACGCAGTGGGTTATTATGAATTAGTTCTATACATAAGTTGCCCATGTAAAGCTGCTTGAGTATCCGAAACAAAATCACCTTTTACTAAAGAGCCGAGGTTTGCACCGCCACTAGTTCCCGTATACAAATTTGCATGGGAAGTTGCATTAACTGCTTGGCACACCACTGGTGTATTACCAGTTATACTACCAACTAAGGTACTCCGACCACCCGAACTAGAATTTACAGTATAAGGCAATCCATACACCGACAAATTACCAGTTATTGAGCTTACATTTAGATTATACAGGTCTATCGTTATTGTTACCAAATCACCAATCTTTGTATATTTAACAGTTTTTGTACTACTGTTTGTTGTTCCATCGCTATAATAAATAGCCGCAGTCCCCTCCTCATAGTCATCCAGATAATTTGCCGACCCAGTGCCGCCAAGGTATACACCGCCAGATAGGTAGAGGTCTTTGAAGCGGTTTGTACCTGTTCCAAGGTTTACTTGATTATCTACAGAAGAATTGCTTCCCATGTCGTGTGGTTGGATAACATTGTTTTCACTGTCAAACCGTAAGCCAGCATTGTCTTCACCGATGGTTAAGTCGCCAGCAATAGTCCCAATGACCCCCACAGAACTTCCTGATTTCTGCACATCAATAATCGTTCCGTCTGAGGTAGCACGATCCACAGTCAAAACAGTTGAGCCATCGTTGTCTACAGTTAGACCGCCGCCTACATCTAGCGCCCCACTGACATCAGCATCCCCAGCAATATCAGCGCCGGTAGTGCTTAGGTTTACTGCTTTAGAACCAATGTATCCCGCCATTAGCTTTCATCCTGTTCTAGCACACTAAGCAAAACATCCGCAGATGTCGCAGTGTCAGACGTTGCAACCACAGTATCACCAGCTTCCAGCACTACCTTTCCATCTAAAACGGATAAGGCAGATCCAGCCGGTATTGGCGCACCCTTTACGATGTATGCACCAGCCGCTTGCACATCCACCTTAATCTGACTTGCTGTGCGATTGGCTACGTTACATCCGATAACAACAGCCTCTTTCCCAGAGGCTACAGTATGAACAGTGGCCGGTGATGTACCTAAATTTAACGATGTGTAGTTATTAAAAGCCATGCTCTATCCTAACGCTATGGAGTATATAATTGCTTGAGTAACAGCATCCGCTGCCGTTGCGCTTGCTGCCGCCGCCGCCGCAGAAGCTGCCGCAGCAGTTGCAGAGTTACCCGCATTTGTTTCACTGGTTGCAGCATTCGTTGCAGATGTAGAAGCCTCACCAGCTTTTGTTGTAGCTGTAGCTGCACTTGTTGCTGCATTCGTTTCTGAAGTTGCCGCGTTGCTTGAAGATGTTGCTGCCTCCGCTGCTTTTGTCGTTGCAGTCGCCGCATTTGTAGAAGCATTTTGAATTTCAGTAATATTAGTTGCAGCAGTATTAACGTCAGCAATATTAGCAGCAACAGTTCCAATATCACTTGCATCACCAGCAACGGAAGTTACATCAGAAGAAATGCCAGCTACCGTTGTGACATTCGCGCTTACGCCAGCAACCGTTGTTACATTCGATGAGATGCCAGCAACAGTTTGTATTGCGTCAGTCGCATCAGTACCATCTTCAATATCAGCTAACGTTGCGATGTCAGCAGCAGTTGCAGAAACAGTCTGAACATCTGAGGTGCTAGGCCCAGCCTCAACCGCACCAGTTGTTTCATTAAAGGCTAACGTCTTACCCTTACGGGTATTCACATCAGGAAGAACCAAAGAAACAGCAGCATCATAATCTGTAAGCTGCAATGAGCGATCCGACTGATCCTTAAGGTCAGCAGCAATAGCAACGAAGCGATCAAGCTCCGTATTCAAAGAGGCGATATTAAAGGGGCCAGAAGAGGGGAAGTCAGTTGTGCGGTCTAAGTCTATGTCGCGGGTAATCACTACTGTAGAGCCACCAGAAGCGCCCGTAACAGACATTGTGATTGTACCTGTTGATCCATCGCCGCCAGATACAGAGTAATCCGTTGTCAGCGTTTTAAGAACGCCATCAACATACACATTCAAATCATCATTATCAAAGAACTCAAACGAAACAGTAAATGACGTTTGGGTTACACCCGCTGCAACGCTATACGATACGCGAGGGGAGTTATCTGATAGGTTAATTGTCATCCGTGATCCCTTTTTTTACCCGAATAACAATCAAAGCAAAGAATCACAACGCACAATTAGTATCGCCTAAAGCCCTCAATCCGATCATCATCAAGGCTATTACCCAAAGCAGAAGAGAACTCATTGGTTAGTTGAGACAGAAACCAAAGCTTAGTATAGGGCAGCTTCCTAGCCAAATCCTTAGTGCCTTCTCCCAAATCACCAGTAAGCATTTCATTCATTGCAGCAGCGTAATCAGCAGCAATGCTAGGACCAGCACCAGCTAAACCAGTAAATGCACCAACATAGCTTTTCTCTTCAGGAAATTTCGGACTGACAATCCCTTCCATGTAGTTCTTGCCAGTCAATGCCATAGAGGTATGCATCGATGTGTAGAACATATCTGTGTACAAACCAGCAGCGCCAGAATAATCAAAGGCTCTAATCAACTTGTCCAACATAGCCGTATCATCCCAAGCACGTTCACCGCCTTTGGTAGTGCGAGACTTAAGCTCAAGCGCAAAGTAAGCCATGCCCATCATCCACATGGTTCCAAACAAAGGAGACTTCATTTGGCCTGTTGTGTAGGCAGTTGTTGTTTTGTTTACCGCAGCCAAGGTAAACGAATAGAACTGAAGCGGTAAGCCAAGAAGCGGTGATTCAATTCGAGCATAGCCTTTATACTTTGGATCAGGTGTAAGGCCCGGAATATTTCTAGCTATACTCATTGGAACAAGAGCAACACCATCCATAAGCCTTGGTCGATCTGCCGGTGTAGCGGTCATAATAGTGTTAATAATCCCGCTGCTCATTGCAGTTTGAAGCTTTTCCTTTGCTGCTATTTGTGATGTGCTCTGCCATGCATCTGTATTTGCATAGATAAGACCACTGTCACTGCGCTCCCAATTAGCCTTTGCAATAGTGTCTAATGTCTTATCGTCTAGGTCATAGCGACGAACATACTCTAGCTCAGACTGCGTTACCTCATCGCCATCAAGCTTACGCTTTGCAATATCTATAATGTGATCCTGCCTTACAACAGCATCTAGCTCCTTAAGATACTTTGTAATCGGGGTCAGGCCATTGAGAATGTAGAACGCATCAACGCCTCTTTCCCACAGATTGTGATACAATGGGTTAGAAGCTAGATCGTCAGAAAATCGCATACCAGCGCTTAAGAACATTCCCTCAAGAGCCTCACCAGCCTTAGCAGCCTCCTTAACTGATAACTTTACCTTCTGATCTGTGTGCCTAGCAATCAAGCCCTTCATTGTTTTACCAACACCATGCTCTGCCATGATGCGGCCAAACTCAGAAATAGAAGCAATACCAGCAGAGCCAAGATAGTTTAGTGAAGCAACCTCACGAAGACGTTGAACAGCTTTCTGTGAAAAGGTGTGAGGCTTGCGAAGTGTTGCATTCATTACCCGATCATAGTCAGTGCGGATATTAGCTGCGACCTCATTGATTTCTTCAAGATCCATCTTTGTGTTTAACATCATATCAAACACTTGCTCATCAAGCATTTCATCAAAGCTACGCCCATCAAACTTTTTAGCAAATGCATAACGTGGAGCAACACGCGCATTGTACTGCATAGAAACTTCAAATGGATTAGTATGAATAAAATCTAAAACCAACTCATTAGGTATATCCAGAGCACGATGCATAAAGTGCTTAGACTTTCCATAGCCAAAGAAGGCGTTCTCAAATGCGCCCTCATCATCAGTCTTTATAATCTTATCTACAGTTTTATTAGCCCTACGCAGAATAGCTTCAGGGCTAGTATCAAGGTCTACTCTTGTGATGGGACTCTCAGGTGTAAACATAATTGTCTGAGGATTCTTCTTGTACCAGTCAGCTAATATTGCAACCAGCTTGTCCCTGTTTTTTGTAATAGCATCAGCATTCCAGTAACGAGGAAAGAACACATCCTCATTGGGCGGCTTCATTCCATCCTGCCCCTTTAAGAACTCAACAGTCTCATTAACTTCATCTAGGTGAGCCTTGTATTCAGCAATCTTGTTTTTAAACTCAGCTATTTTTTTCCCATAATCTGTAAGCTTATTGTTGATTTTGGTAACACCATTATAGCGCTCTAAACTTTTCAACCCATCCTCACGCTTAGCAATAATCTTTCCCCAGAATTCTTGCTGCTTTTCATAGAAAGTTCTTGTGCCCATTAAGCCAGTTTCAGTTAAGCGGGTTTCCCATTTGCCATAAAACTTATCTAACAAGCTAATCATCTCAGCTTCATATGCGTTTGCTGGCTCAGCCTTGGTAATTCTTTTGCGTGAAGCAATATCAAAGAACTTCATCATATCTTTTTGACGAGGCTTTACCCCATCAAAGGCATAATCAAATATCTTAGTGACGCCTTTGTTATCCGCTCTAGCAAAGACAGTGAACATATCATTGTATAGCTGGTGCATTTCAGCCTGATAGTTTGCTTTGTCTAGGTGTACGCTGCGCCCTAATGTTTTGCCATTCTGATGTGCCTTAGTTAGCATCCCGTTGTCACCGGAGATATCGTAGTGAAATTGCTTAGTGGCAACCGGAACCTTTTTGTTTTGTAGGTTCCGTTTCTGTGGCGATGTAGACATTCTAAACGCCCAGCTATCTGTCCACCAGTTCTCAGCAAGTGTAGGATCAGCAGGGCCACTCATTGCCTCCACTTCATCATCGATATCATTTGCAACCTTGGTCACAACATCACCAGAAAACTTACCTTTAACAAACCCGCCAATAGCACCTAAAGCTCCACCAGCAATACCAGCAGTACCAATGCCAATAGCAGCTTCACCAAATGTCTTGGTTGGATCTGTAGTAGCAAACAAGGCTTCTTGACCGGCAACAATAGCTGATGTTGCAACGCCAGTACGCAATGCGCTCTTAGCAACGCCAGTTGTTACACCAATAGGCAGAGAAATAAGATTGATTGGATCGAAGAAAGAAGCCAGCAATACATTGCCGACCGTAGAGTTTTGTATTGTTTGTCTCCGCTCAATCATTCCATCAACACGATTGACCAAATAGTTTAGGTGCTGATCGTTCTTTGCGTAGAGAAGGGCAGAGCTATACTCGTGATACTTTTCTTCTAAATCAAAAACTCCCTGCGCTACATCAAAGTCAGGATCTTCCTGAAGCATCTCACGATCAAAAGAATCTACAAAGTTTGTAACAACAGGCTCGTACTGACCTATTAAAGCGCCAAGAGTTTCAGTAAATGTTGCCTTGTCTCTTTCAGCTATTAAACCAACATCCGCTTCTAGCTGCGGCATTACTACCTTTGATGCATCAAACATTAGTTAAACGGCGCTCCTGATATTAATCCATTTTCTTGAAGGTATCTGTGAGCCTTAGCGTTCCCCTCTAATTGCTCGTAAGTTTTGCCTTCAGTTATTTCTAAATCAGAAGCAAGTTCTTTTGTTTCATCGGATATATTAAAGGCTGGCATTGATCCGTCTTCTAATACAACTGGCTCAATAAGTCTTGAGTCACCCTCATCTATAACCTTATAGGCTTGATATAATTGCTGTGCAGGTGATACGCCAGAAAACATCGGCACAAGAACAACAGGATCAAAGACATCTGTGCTAGATATTGATGAGCCATCATTGTGATTAAATAATGTGTAGCCCATAGATAGAAGCTGGTTTTCAACCTTATTAATAAAGTATGATTCTCTTTTAGGATCAGGCATTCCTGCGCTTAATGCAAAACGACTGCGCCCTTGATTGTTAAAACCTCTAGCTCCATCAAAGACATACTTTGAATCTCTGTAGCGGGTATCGTATTGGCTAAGTAATTCATCTTTAACTTTTTCGGGGTCAAAGCCTTTAGCAACTAATAACTTAGCCATAGTCCCAAATTCTTTTATTAAGTAAGGATCTATGTCACCATTAAATATTTCAGTTATATATTTCGCTGGTGATATTGAATTTCCTTTATCATCTATAAAAAATGCAGAAACATTTTCTGCGGCTTTAGAAGCGCTTGTCTTCATTAATTTAGCAACCTCAATGGATGCCTCCCTTGCTGTAGAGTAAATGCCAGACTCTGTTCCAATGAGCATTTCATTAAGCATCATTTGCCGTTCAACGCTAATAATATCATTAAGCGCATTAATTCTATTTGCTTGCAGCCCCAAACCTTCAGACATTGTTATTTGATAATCTCTAAGCCTAGAGTAAATAGAAAGCACATTCTGCGCATTAGGATCCCCTTGACCGGCGGCAAGGTTGTTAAGAGAATTTACCAAGAACGTAGGCAATGCCTTTGCCATAGTCCGTTCTATTTCTGGTGTAAGAGTTTCTAGGTCAGATATATCAAACCCGTTAGTTAAGACTATCGCTTCAGAAATATTCTGAGCTTCCTTTGAGCCTCTATCAAGTGCTCCCAAATTAAACTGAGCAATCTTTGCTGTAGTCTTCCTTGCTGAAGCTTGAGCGGCTTCTTCCTTTTTTAAACCAGAAGAAATACTGCGAAGGTGAGTTTCAATCTGCTCACGCTGAATTGGCAGAAGACCTTCTAAAGCAACATCAGATAATCCTTTAAGGGTTTCTGTTATACCCGTTTCGTCTCCACTATTTATATACGCAACAATGCTATCAATTGCTAAAGACCCAGCGCCATCAGGTGCAGTAGAAGAAACAAAATTAGATATTCTGCTAAAGTCTTCTTTAGCAACAAAGAAGTTATACTTCTGATAAAGACCATCTACCACCCTTGGATCAATACCTTTTGAGTCTTTAAGGTAAGCATCCATATTAATTGAATCAAAGCCATTCGTTTCGCCTTTGGCTAAAAGATCATTAAAGCCGGTTTCTAAATCAATGACTGCTTGCTGCATCTTATGCGAATCTTCTATGGAAGATGAAGCTTGAGATATTAATGGACTAACAAAATCTAAATCATCTCGTGATCCATCAAATAATCCATACTTATAAATACCAGCAATAACATCCTGCTGATTTTCCGTAAGCATTGCTATTGCATCTGGCTTTCCGCTCGCAAGCGCTTGACGAAATGTTTCTGAGTTTCCTTCAGCAGCAGCTCTGGTAATAAACGGAGACAAAGCAGCTTGCCTTAACTCATTTGATTCTCTTTCAAAATCAGTTAAATCAAACTGATCATTGCTGCGCCTATATGCTTCAAGTTCTCTAAGTTCTTCTTGAAATGTATTTGAGATAGCAAATAAAGATGTTTCGATTGATACACCATCTTCTTTATAAAAAGCATCATTTGCTGCCTTAGAAGAATTGTAAAGCATACTTCTTTGATCTCTATTCGAATCAAAAAGCTGCTCCTGCCGCAATGCAATTCCAGCCTTAGCTGCTTCTGCTTTTATTGCCGCATCAAGAGCATCTAAGTCTCCCTTTGCTGCATTCAACTCAGCAACAACTGACTGCTTATTGTTTGCATCAATATACTTTGCAACATTCTGATAGACTTCTTCTGCCTTCCCGCCAGAAGGAAGGGAGTAGTTTGAAGTAATAGCAGCTAAAATTCTTTCCCTGTTAGTTCTGCTTAAGGCATTCATCTGAGTAACAAGGTATTCAGCAGCAGCAGCGCCAGCCATTTCACTAGCAACAATAGAGCTTGATCCAACCTTTAATCCAGCGCCCTCGCCTTCAAGTGTAGCCTGTTCTCTTTCTTCAATTATTTTATCAACAGCACTAAAGTTTCCAGTGCGAGACTCCATCCTGATTTGGTTATTAAATTCAGAATTTGTAGAAACAATGTGTTGCGCTGCATCTGCGCGAGCACGAGTGCGAGCTTCATCTACTAACCCAAGATGTGTGCTCTCCTTAATCGCGCTGCCAGAGTCAACAACAAACTGTTTGAAGCGCCCCTCAGTGCTTTCAGCAAGCCCATCCAAGTAAGCTTGCATTGCATTGTCATACTGAAGTGGGCTTCGATCATACTTGCCAGCAAGTTCTTTTGACTTAAGGCGAATATCAGTGTCCATAGTTTCAAGGAACCTACGCTCAATAACAGCGCGATAAGATTCCCTAGCTATTCTTCCAAAGCCTTCAGGTGGGCTAAGGTCTACTGGCTCGCCATCTTTATATGCTCTTAGCTTTATAGATGGAGCAGCAGCCGCAGCTTCTTCGCCGCGCTTCTTAGCTTCTTCAGCATCTACTTGATATGCTTGTCTGCGGATTGACTCACCAGCTTCAGCAAACGCATTGGCGACTTCAGCAGCGCCGGTATCCATGCGAACAACGCCGATTGGTTGGTTGAATTGCTGCCTTGCTCTACGAATTATTTGAGCCATTATTTGCCTCCCCCACCAAAAAATGCTGCACTAGCTGATTGTTGCAAGTCATACATACCAGTTGCAAAATTAGAGTAAGTTCTAATCCTTGTAGCTCTAGCTTCATTCTTTCCGCGTTGAACCTCAACCAAAGCCTGAACAGTTCTCTTGCCTGACTCCAGCCCAGCCTGAGTTTGCATTACAGCCAAGTCATCAAACGCAACTTCTTTTTGGCCCTCGAAGAAAGCCTCCATGCTAGAGTCGATATCTCTGTTGAAAAGCAGTGTCGCTTCGTTGCTTGCGAGGTCATCAAAGTATTGTTGATAGCGCATATTCTGTTGCTGTGCAGCTTGTGCTTCACCGATAATTCTATCGGTAATCATGTTTTCTGCGGTTTGCTTAGACTCTTGTTCCTGTGCTCTAGCGGCTTCATTGCCGCCCATCAGGCTTAAGCCCATTCCTAATACTTGGAAAAAACTCATTAGAATATTAACTCCGCTACTAGACCATTAATCTGCAAGTTTAGTGGTGCGTCTTGCGTAATGGTAATCTGTGGGTCACGACTATACCCCATCAATCTAAACTCTTTCTTTCCGGTAAATGCTGCCGCTTGCAAAGACAAATCATCAGTTACGTTTCTAATAATCAAAGCCGTACCATTTACCTTGCATGATAGAGTGCTGTTTAAATCCAAGTAAACACTACCTAAGCTTCTAGGTGTTCCCGTTAAAGGGCCAGTGCCAACTGATGCGTCAATGGGATTTGTAGTCAACTCTACGTTAAACTTATATCCAATCTCAGCCGTTGTTAGAGATGCATCAACACTAGAAACATCTACATCGCCAGAAGCTACAGTAAACTCTCCAACAAAGTTATTACCGTCTACAACCTGAACAACAGCCCCATTATTAAAGTCAGAGGAAACATTAAATACGCCAGCAGTTCCGCTGTACTCCTTGGCCATGTCTGTATTAAAGCCAGCATTGAACTCACACAAAACAATCTTTTCTGTGCCATCACCTAAGTCATACTCAACATTAGCAAACACACGATCATCAATTGTCACAGTAGAGTGAAACACTCCATTAGTAGTAAACTCAACCCAGCCAGCACGTTGCTCTGCTCTATTAGAGTTAAAGACGGCCATTGTCCCATCATCGTTTAAGACAAACACATAACTCTCAGATCTGCTTAAGGCTCCGTAGAGCGTGTTCATTTCTATTGGTGATTTAATTAAGTGTGATGATATCGTTGATATAGGACTGGCAACATACGCAGCCTCACCATCGCTAAAGATATACTCTCTAACAATCTGACCGCCCTTTTGAATAAACAGTGTTGCACCATCAATTGCTTGCGGTCTTTCATAACCAGAACCAAAAGGTGTTTGACGCCTGACCTGTGCATTGGTTGGTGTTACTGGCTGGTTTTGAAACGCCGGTACATACATCTCAGAAGATGCAGTGAACACTTGCAAGTCACGATTAGAAATCAAATGACGGATTTGCTGGATCTCACCAACAGATGCAGTGAGATGAATTGATTCATTGTCCTTCGCTTCACCAACATCAAAGTTGTAATACGATGCAATCTTACTAAACCAAATTGAATCTGGCTGCGCCAAGGTTCCACCAAATACTAATCTGTTTTCATGGAATGTAACCGCTGAAGGAAAGCCCCGCAGCGATGAATAAGACTGCTCATCCCAAGATGTAGTTGGCGCATGTGTTGTTATATCTGGTGTGCCGCCACCAAGCTCAGAGGCATTGGCGCTTGATCCAGCTGTAAATGTAAACTTATCATCACTAAGAACACCCGCTACAGTGCGAGCGCCGTTTAGTTGGTTTATTGAAATGCCGCCAATCGTACCCGCATTTGATATTGTGATTGAATTGCCAACAGACAAACCATGATTGGCAAGTATAACCTCAACAATATTTGAGCCCTCATTGGTCTTAACTGAGTTTGCGCTAAGAGTAACCTTCAAGGAATCAAGTATATCACCAGTCGCAACAGTAGAGCTTGTTACGCCAGTAATCTCAATCTCATTGCCGTTGTATCTAACCGTTGTGCCTACATGCTTTGATGGGCTGCTCGTATCCCAATACGCTCCACTGGTTGTTAAGGTTACGCCACTGCCACTAGATGCAGACGGATCTAAAGTCATACCGGCAGACTGAAACTTATAGTAAGGCTGATAGACCTTTGTTGCGTCAGACTTCTGATCAAACTGAAATGACTCAACCTGAAATGTGGTGAGCCCTGTTCTTACAAGTTGCTGTGGTACAAATGTTGGATGAGCTAAGAACATAACATCGCCAGCTTGGGCGTATGTATATTCGTGCAAATAGTTGTGATCGAAGGGAAGCGTTGCACTATTTACGTTCACAGTAATCGTTTGGATTAATGAAACGGCACCAGTTGAAGGGCTTATCTGAAAGACACGGATCTTCTCATGCTCAAGCGAAATAATGTATTGCTCGTCATCAGAGAATATAAAAGGCAATAAGCGGCTCTGTTGCCGCTTTGATGTATTGATCGCAATGTCATACTGGTAAATGTTTTTTAAACCAGATCGCTTAACCACCCCACCTTCAGATCGGAGAAAGAAGTTCTCAACGCGCTGAGCGGATTGATTATAGATTGGCGTGTCAGTCCTAGAATACAAAGAGGGGCTAACTTCACCAAACTGAAAATTTGTTAGTGGAACCTTAACCTTCTGCATTATGTACGCCTATTTGATATAAACCGATTCGTGTTTAGCTTTCTTGTGGTTTGTTGCTGAGAATCCAAGCCACGAGCTTTTATCATAAATATCTGAGCTTGCTGCGCCATTAGACCGGCCAAGCCTTGATCTCTAGCTAAGCCAACAGCAAACACTGCGGCCAACTCATACTGAACAGCAACAGTAAAATATGAAGGCCAGTCCTGTTCTTCTGCACGATATGTGTAGTCTAAGACTAACTCAGAGGAAGCAGACTCATCACAGAATAATTTGTTTCCATATGTCTGATACTGAATAGGCGTGTCATTTACAGTAACAGCATGTGTCATTAGCCAACCGCTAGGTAGCTGATATGCTGCATCAAAGCGACCAGTTGGCGCTTCACTTAATCTATTCATAACGGCTTGGTTAGTTGAAAACCGCCAGCGACAATTTACCAAAGCAGAACGAGCAACATCTTCATACATATTAGATGCAATTAATGCTTCGTTGTTGCCATCATCAAACGAAGTTATTGGCTCAGCACCAATAAGAATTAGAGCGCGACTACAAACATCTATTGGTGAGCTTGCGTGTGTACTAGATACTGCCATGTCTAATCCTCTGAAAGAGAGAAGGGGGCCGAAGCCCCCGACCCTTTAGTTGTTGTCTAGGACTTCGTAAACGCCGTTGTCATCAATAACAACAGAACCCATAGACATCATAGATGTCGCAAGGTGTGACACTTTTTGTGGCACATAGTTTACTTCAGTCGTGACATCAGAGTTTACGCCAATGCCAACCGCTCGCATGTGGTACGCAAAGTTCTTACCACCAGCTACCGCAGACGTTGAGAAGATCTTGAAGCCCAAGAATTCTTTCATTGTCATGCCGCCAGCAAATGGCAAGTTTTGTGGACCAACAAAGTCAGATGATGCGAACTCATTAATGTTAAACAAGTCAGCAAAGCCAGCAGGGGCCATAGCAATATAGCGCTGTCCGTCTTCTGGAATGTCAGCAGAGCCAAATGTTTCAAAGATTGAAAGCAAGTCAGCTTTTGCCAAAGCGCCAGTAGTGTCAGCAATCTGAGTTGAGTTAGCACCAGCATCCATTGCTGTTGTGATAATCTCGTCAGTCTTGCGACCCAATGCAGAAGCAGCAGACTCAGCAACAGCTTGACGCTCGTTGATATTGATTTTCAACTCGTCAAGTTTGTCGATGTATTCCGCAGCATAGAAGTCTGCCATGGTTGCTTCAACGTTGGTGTGCGCCAATTCCATTGCGGTAACGTCACCGTTGCGTGATTTAGTTGATGCTGCACCGGCTCCAATTTTTTGGAAGCGAGCAACAGAACCAGTTACGTTTGTTGAGCGAATAGTGTTGCGAAGCTTGGAACCCATGCGCTGATAAGCAAGATGCACATCGGTTTCAAACTGCTTGATAAAGGCTTGGTCGATTGTATTAGCCATTTTACAGTTCCTAAGTTGTTGTTACGGGCATCTGGTTATCCGTGTGGCATCATCAACGAAGGTATCCTATTGGGCTTCTCAGTGCATTACGGGCCGTGATGTTTCATGTGAAACATAATTTTTCGCAGGATTGCAACGCACAAATTCAACATATTGTGCATTTTTATAATCAGAGATGCCAACGGGTTCGAATCCAAGCCATGCCGCCCAATTCAACATTGACTCATAATCAGCCTGAATCGTCATAGAAAGCATGGGGTATGACTTATCAAAAAAGTTTATAAGCATCTTCGATCCGCGAGCTAACACAGTGAAGTTGTCTTTGAGCTTGCTGCTAAACATTGCAAACATCTGAGGTGTATCTTGGTCGAAGAATAGGCCACCAACAAAAACAATCTCGCCCTTACCGTCTCGAACAAGATAAACCTCGCTCATCTCAGTCATTTCTTTTAAGGCATCAATGACATTGGTATGACCAAGCTTATATAGCTCTCGCACATTTTCTGGATGAATAACGTGTATGAACTCATACACATGATCCTCTTGAAAGGGAGTCAGGTAGTAAGACCCCCTTTCCATGATTTTGATCTCATCCATAAAGCTTCTGATACCCTTCATTTACTTTATTAACCCAATTGTCATCGCGTCTAGCTGGGTTCCAGTACCGCTCATCCTTCATCATATCCTGCAACTCAACCTCGCTAAAGTTTGCAGCAATGTTGTTTTGCTCTGAAACGCTTGGGTCTTTCATCGCTGACATGATTGCTTCAAGCGCAACAATTCCTTCAGACGTTTCGCACATGCGTTCAATCGCTGGGATAGCCTCCTCTGGAAAGAACTGATTGGCAAACAGATTCGCTGCTTCGATCCTAGCTGTAGAGTTTTCTCCTAGCTTTGCTGCCTCAGCCTCCATATCTGGCTCTGGCCCCATGCCATTCATGTACATCTCAATACCCTTTTGAAATTCATCATGGGTATATCCATTGCCATGACAGTGCTCTGCCCATTGCTGAAGCATATCGCTCTGCAAGGCTTCCTCACTATCAATAAAGTCTGGCAACTCATATTCACCGGCGCTTGCTGGAACGCCCTCAGACGCCTGAGTTTGCAACTCCTCCATTAAACGATTGCGAACATCTTCTTCCTTTTCGCCTAGCTTAGACTCAAGAGCCTTGTATGCCTTGCCTAGATCAGCTGGGTCATTAAACTTTTCAGGAAGCCATTCAGGACGTTCAGGTGTTGCCTCTGGTGCTGCATCAACCTGTGCTTCTACTGGTGCTTCACTTGCTTGTGCTTCTTGTTCCATTATTCTTTACCTTGTGTGCATGATTCATACGACTTTCCAAAAGGCCAACGATATAACGCTGGCCCTCCATGTGGCGCAATTCTTCCGTAGTAACATTGGGTCCGTGTACCATCTCAATGGTAATCGACCTTAAATACTTCAACACCGCTTGGCCTGTGTCTGAGCCAAGCAGCGTTGCTATGTTTTGACTGATCTCACGATCTTTGTCTTGTGGCCGCTGTATTCCATCAACGCCTACATTAATCTTCTGGTTCAAGCATTACTCCATTGGTTGTGGTGCTTGCCCCTGAGTTTGCTGCATTTGCTGCATCATTGCAACTATCTGTTCGCGTTCTTGTGGATCTCTTATTAAAGTATCTGGCACACCAAACTTCTTAGCTAGATAAGCAGCAGTCTCTTCGCTGTTAATAAGTAGCTGCATCATCTCTGGGCCAAACGCGCCTTGAGCCAATTCAAGGAAGCGCGATACTGCCGTAATATCTTGGTTGGCTTGCGCTTGCGCCAATGGCGACACTGACTTAACTTTAACTTCACGACCATTCACCATAGGCACATCAATGCGCCCCTGCTTCTTTAAAATATGAATGACTCTTTGCAAGACAGGCTGAACCAACTCTACTTGCAATCTTCCAAATGCAGAGCCAATCCGACGAGATAAGTCAGCCATACGTTCCGCAACCTCAGTTGCAGAGGCAGGGGTTCTATTCGGATCGCCAAGCATATCGTTGTATAGCGCTCGCTTGATATTGTTTCTCATGTCATTAAGAATCAATTGAGCAACATCAAAGCTTCCCGCTGCTTGTATAGGTTGCAATCCTGCGGACCCCATCGCCTTCGGGATGATCGTGCCCGGAACTAAATTAATAGTATCAGGATTTACCACCCCATCATCTTCCATTTGGTAAATACCAGAGATAGCCATTTGTGCATTTTCAAGTATTAACTCAACAGTTAGATTGGTTGTCTTGATTGCAGAAAGGGCATTGAACAAAGGCCCTCGTCCATAAACTTCACCAGCGCATTTAGCCCACCGAAAGCAGATAAAGGGATTAGATCCCAAGCCTTTCATCTGACGCTTCATTAGCACAGACTTTGTGGTCATGCAGATTGCGTAGTGGTAATAAGCTTCTTCGTTTATCTTGGAGTAATCACGACAAACAATCTCAAGGACAGTCGTTGTCTGATCAGATTGATTAGCCATTAAGCCAAGAAGCTCGTTATTAAATGTTCCCTTTGGATACATTATCTTAAGCTGATCGAACCTAATGTTCTTTCTTTCACGAAACACGTGGTCAATTCTATCGTCGGGGCCGGTGTCCAGAATGACGTGTGGAAGAGGGATAGCTGAAAAGCGAATGGGGGTAATTGCATCCCCTTCCTCGCAAACCAGAATACCAGTCCCGACTGCCAAGTCCATAAAGGACTCGTGCACTTCTTGAGCAAAGTTGGAGTTCTGAATTACCTCAAAGACATATTCAGTTACTTCATCTAGGTCATTGTTTACCGCGTCACGCTGCTCCTTTGGAACTTCAGACCCAGCATTTAAATCAGCCCAACGTGCAAAGTTTGGAACAAGACCAGACTGAAGCCTTGAGGCAAACTCTTGAACACCTACAACAGCAGTTTCGTCGAAGATCTTATCGTCACGCCTTTGCCCTGAAGACTCATAGTAAAATGATTCGCGCTGCGGAAGCGCATACTCATAGCACTCTTCAAATACGTCAACAAAGTTAGTGCGCTTTGCCTTCGCTCTCTCATACCGCTTTAGGTATTCTTTTGCGATTGGGTCTACTATCATTATAAGAACCTACTGAAATATCCCATGCCACCCGCAGAAGATGTTAATAAGCTACGGCGACCACGGCCCCCGCGTGTGGAGCGTCTACGCTTTGCAGCGTCAGAATCGCCAACAGTACCAGCAGCAGTTACTTCAGAGCCAGCAACAAATTCACCATCGCCTTTGCCTCTTACTGTCTCTGGACCAAATGAACCCTTAGCTCTAGCCAGCAAAGACTCTCGCTCTCTCTTAGCAGCTTCAGCTTCAGACTTAAGTTTTGCCTGACGATCAGACTCAGCCTTGCGCTCCATTTCAGCTTGGCGTCTAGTCTTAGCCTCTTGCGCCGCCTTAGTAGCAGCCGCAGTTGCTTCCTTCTCGCGCTCTAACTCAAGCTGCTTCATGCGCTTATCGACTTGCTCCGCAACTGCCGCTTCTTTAGCCGCCTCTGCCGCCGCTCTTGATTTCTCTTGCTCTTCCTTAATCCTTGGATCAGGTTTGCTGCTTTTTCTTCCGCACATAAGCTATCTCCTTTGTTAAAACCCCAAAAGCAGAGAAAAGTAAAAAGTGCAACGCACAATTACATTCTAGCCCATAGGCCTTGTCTTCTTTGCTTGGTCGGCTTCTTGTTAAACACATCAAAGTTTCTATTGGCAACAACGGGTCGGGCTGGCTTTTGATTGTTCATCAATGCTCTGCCTTCACCAGCACCAAGCATCATGTATTGCAGCGCATCATGAATATGAGAAAACATATTCTTATCTGGCTTGTCTGCATACCGCTCGCCGCTTACTTCCATACGTTTGTATTGATACCCACCCTCAAAGCCTTTGATTAATTGCTGGCATCTACGATCAATTAAAAACGCTGGCTTCCCTTCAACCATCTTGTTCAGCTGGGAGGAAACCGACTCAAGCCGAAGGTCAACGGAGTTGGAGGGCGCAGGAAATGCCCTCAAGCCAGCGCCGCGCAGAATGTGAAAGGGAGTAGATTCATCAGTCTGCGCTCTAAAGTCACCAGCGGGATCGCCGTATATATACACATCGGAACATTCTGAGAAACGAGTTGCAATCTCTTCCCTAAGAACTTCAGCAAATCTAACAATGCCCATATCAAATGCAACAATCTCAGCTTGCACCAACCATCGCCCACGGATCTTTTGACCCAAAGTAGCAGCGGGAGTTAGTCCAAAGTCCAAGCCAACATACAAAGGAGCGCCAGCAGCAATCGCTATCTCCTCCTTGGCAACGTGAACATCCGTGGCAAACATAGGGTATATAGGCTTTCCGTCCTGAATTGAGCCAAGCTTATTCATAACGTACACATCAATCCAGCTTTTTGTCTTACCCTGAATTAAGTTAGGGTAATAAGACTTCATCATGTGCTTTGTGTTTTCAGCTTCCTTGTTGGGCTTGTAATTCTCAATCTCGCCCTCTTCATTCTTAACCTCAACCATTCCAGATGGCTGAGTAAAGAACCGCCAGTTGTCTGGCTTAACCAGCATCTTAGCTTGCTCACGCGGTATATGATCGGGAATTGGAACCTCACCGGACATAATGGGCCACCAGTGATCTTCTTCAGGCGCGTTGGTATCAGCAATAACCCCAGTCCAACTAGGCCCACCGTCACGCATTGACGGATATCGACCCACCCGCATTGTACACGCATCAATGATTGACTTGGGGATTTCCCTAGCTTCGTTGATCCATATTCCAGTAAGCTCTAGTGATAGGAGTTTCTTAACGTCTTCAGGTCTATCTAATGCTAAGAAGATAACCTCAAGATCTATCTCACCTTTTTTAATGTGGTGCGTGTACGGGACCGACCATGTGAACTTTCCCCAGTCGTTTTCTGGGAACCAGTCAAGCCATGTTTTAATAGTCGTAGTTCGTAGCTGTGGGTTTGTATTTCGTATAATTGCCCATCTGGATTTTCGCTTTCCGTCTGGCGCTTTCTTCTGCTCCAAAGCCCTGCGAAAAACCTCGACACAACACCCAACACTCTTACCACTACCAACAGGCCCCCTTACCCCACGAAAAAAAGTATCGTCCCGCATAAAGGACTTTAGCCGTTCACCGTCAGGCTTGTACTTAAAATCAACCACTAGCGCAGCCCTTTGTCTACCCCAGACCTAATCATTCTCTCAGCAGCTTCAGGCCCAATATTCTCAATCACATTGTCCAGCATTCTATCAGTGACAAAAGACTTGCCATGCTTCTGATCAAAATATTGAAAGTGAATATTCTTCACAATGCGACGAAGCATAGTAAGCTCTTCCTGCTTTAAAGTATTCGTAAAGCTCAAGTTCTGTACTTCCTTACCTTCCGAGCAATTGCTTTCGGTTGAGCCACAAACTGCTTGCCCTTAGCCTTGCCCTTTCGTTTAGCTGCGGTTGTAGCTGCATATTCAGAATCACTAAGAGCAGCGATAGCCTTAGCAGGTAAGTAGCGCTCACCAGTCTCACTAGACTTCTTGCCAGACTTGGTGCGCCACTTCTGCTTGCCCCAACTTAATAA